GCATCACATCTTCCCACGTGAATCATTCCCAGAGTACGAATGGAGCTCTTGGAATCTTGTGTCAGTGTCTCGTGCAACACACAACAGGCTGCACGACAGAGAAACAGACAGGCTTACAGATGAAGGAATAGCACTGTTAAAGCGCACAGCGAAGAAACAAAAAATAAGTCTTGATGGTGCGATGGAAAGATTATTTGAAGACTCCCCAAGGTCGAAAAAAATTTTTGAATCTTCGTCCGATGGCGATGGGTCGGCACTTCCCTCCCCGAGGGCGATTTTTGATGAAAGGGTACACTAGAGAAAGACATGAAAGAAGAAAAAAGTCTTAAGATTGAGTATTTAAACGTTGACGATATTAAACCGTATGACAAGAACGCAAGAAAACACACGAATTTCGATGTTGATAAAATCGCCGATTCTATAAGCCAGTTCGGATTTAATGATCCGATCGGCGTATGGGGAAAAGAGAATCTGATAGTTGAAGGACACGGCAGGCTTATGGCCGCTAAAAAGCTCGGATTTGACAAAGTCCCAGTTATTAGGCTTGATGAATTGTCCGATGAAGAAAGAAAAGCCTATGCACTGGCACACAATCAAACAGCCTTGAATTCCGATTGGGACTTCGATTTACTGAATTCAGAAATACATGAAATCAGCGATATTGATATGAGCAAGTTCGGATTTGACATGGCACAGTTTGAAGAAGAAACACCGGATGCTGTTGAGGATGATTACGACATCGACCAGGCGGTTCCTTCAAAAGTAAAGAGTGGCGAAGTCTGGGTGCTCGGTGCGCATCGACTAATGTGTGGAGATTCAACAAAAGCTGAAGATGTCTCCAAATTGGTCGGGGGGGGGTCAGAAAAATTAGTTAATCTGTACATTACAGATCCTCCGTACAACATCGACTACACAGGGAAAACTAAGGATGCTCTGAAAATAAGCAACGATAAAATGGACGAGAGTTCATTCAGACAATTTCTATCTGATTCGTTTAGCGCAGCTGATTCGGTAATGAAACCAGGAGCTGCGTTTTATATTTGGCACGCAGATTCCGAAGGATATAACTTCCGTGGAGCATGTGAGGACATCGGTTGGAAAGTAAGAGAGTGTCTTATCTGGAGTAAAGATCTGTTTACTCTCGGTCGGCAGGACTACCAGTGGCAACACGAGCCTTGCCTATACGGCTGGTCAGAAGGTTCTCATAAATGGTACTCAGATAGAAAGCAGACGACTGTTCTAGAGTTTGATAGACCGAAACGATCTGAAATGCATCCGACGATGAAGCCTGTTCCACTATTTGACTATTTGATTAAAAACAGCTCAAACAAAGGAGATATTGTTCTGGATTCATTTGGCGGTTCTGGAACAACAATCATTGCTTGCGAGCAGAATGGACGGAGGGGATATCTGATGGAGATCGACCCTAAATACTGCGATGTAATAATCGACAGGTGGGAATCGCTAACCGGACAGAAAGCTGTGCGCGAAGATGATTAAACTAGACGAACAACTGCAGATGATTCACAATCTTCAGATCAATCTTACGCATTGCAAAAAGGGTTCTCCTCATTATCTCGATTTAGTTAGACGGATTCGAAAACTGAGGAACGAAAGATCAGAGGCGTTGGAATACCTAAAAGCAAGCAAGAGAAACAATTAGCTGAAATCAGTAATATTACGAAAGGAGGCCTGTGTGAAAAGCAAAACATGGAAGATCAAAATCAAAAAAGCATGTGAAGGAGCAGGAACATATAGGCCATTCTTCGATAACGTAATTGACACTCTATCAGGAATACTCGAAATGAGAGACCAGGCGATTGAACAGTATGAAGCGTCTGGTTCTAAGCCTGTTGTTTGCCACACGAACAAAGCAAGGCAGACAAACCTAATCAAAAACCCAGCCCTCGTTGTGATTGATGATATGAACAAAACAGCGCTCGCATATTGGAGAGATTTAGGTCTAACGCCTGCTGGTCTGAAAAAAATAGACGAGAAATTGATGAAACCGCAGAAGAAATCAACGTTTGAATCATTGCTGAGCGGACTTGACAAAGAATGACCTCGAAGTTTAAACAGAGAGCGGTCAAATACGCGCAGGACGTGGTCGCAGGCAGAATCATTAGGGGAAACAACAAACGAGAGTGTGAGCGATTTCTGAACGATTTAAAGCGTACCGACATTGAGCTAAAAACGCATGACCCGGATTTCGTTATTTCAATCATTCAAAGAGTATTCGTACACAACCAGGGAGAAGACCTTGAAGGAAGACCTCTTAGAAACAAACCGCTTGAACTTTTGGACTGGCAGATATTCATTGTCTATAACCTAGTTGGCTGGTACTGGAAAGGCACAAAGAAAAGGCGCTTCCATGAAGCGTTTATTTTTCTACCAAGAAAAAATGGAAAGACGATGTTTTCTGCAGCACTTGCTTTTGCGCTGGGGATATTGGAAAGAGCTTCTGGTTCTAACGTACTGATTGCATCGGCAGCGCTGAAGCAGTCAATGGAATCATTTAACGACATTCTTTACACATTCCAGTTCAGAGGAATTGACAACGATGAGAACTGCACAATCCACAACAACAACATGGAACACAGCATTGCACTGAAATTCGTTGACGGTGAAGGCGTTCCAAACGGTTCATTCAGAGTTGAAGCACTTGCATCGAATCCAGATGCGCAGGATTCGTTTAACTGCAACATTGCAATTCTTGACGAGATTCATGCCTTCAAAAAACCTGCTCAATACAACAGATTTAAAGAAGCCATGAAGGCCTACACGAATAAGCTGTGCATTGGAATCACAACCGCAGGAGACAACGTCAATTCGTTTTGCTATAAAAGACTGCAGTATGCTGAAAAAGTCCTTGATGGAATTGTTAAAGACGATTCGCTTTTCTGCTTTGTTTCTCACGCAGACAAAGATGCGAATGGAGACGTTGATTATCTGAATCCTGTACAGATTGAAAAAGCAAATCCTAGCTATGGAATCATGATCAGACCAGAGGATATGAAGAACGATGCGATACAGGCACAGAACGACCCACAGCAGAGAAAGGACTTTCTCAGCAGGTCATTGAATGTCTATACGTCAGCAATGAAAGCGTGGTTCGATATTGACGAGTTTAAAAAATCAGACGTCAAATACGATTGGTCGATTGATGATCTTGCAAAGATGAAGATCAAATGGTTCGGTGGTGTTGATCTTTCAAGAATGTACGATCTGACAGCTGCGGCACTGTTTGGAAATTATCACGACCCTAAGACTGGGAAAGACGTTGACATCATCATCACGCATGCGTTCTTCCCGATTGTACAGGCAACGCACAAAGCAGATGAAGATCACATCCCACTATTTGGATGGGCTGATGATGGGCTGCTGACATTGTGCAATAGTCCAACAGTCAATGTTTCAGATGTTGCGAATTGGTTCGTGGAGATGCGCAAGAAGGGGTTCAACATTGTGCAAGTTGGCCACGACAGAAAGTTCGCACGAGAGTTCTTCATTGAAATGGAACATCTCCACTTCAATGAGGTTGACCAGCCGCAGTATTTCTATGTTAAGTCTGAGGGTTTCAGGCACATTGAAAAAGCGGCAAAAGATGGAACACTGTACTACATGCATTCGGAGGCTTATGAATATTGCGTAAGCAATGTTAAAGCAATAGAAAAGACTGACGACATGGTGCAGTACGAAAAAATAGGCCCGAAGGACAGAATGGACTTATTCGATGCATCAGTTTTCGCATGCGTCAGATATTTAGCGAATATTGAAACAAATAAGAGAGCCAGCAATTGGTGGGGGAGTGATAGAAAATGAGTAAAAGAAAAAGCGTTATGAAAAAAAACATAAGAGCATCTTCCACCACATCAAGCGGAGTTGGTTTTCTCCTCTCAGATGGCGCATACGACACGCTGTGCGTGCGTGGATACACTCGGCTTGATAGAGTGCCGGCAATCGTCGCAGGCTATCGCAGAATCGCTGAATTGATTGGTTCTGTGACAATCCACTTGATGGAGAACACAGACAATGGTGATGTGCGAATCAGCAATGAACTATCGAAAAAGATAGACATCAATCCATGCAAAAGAATGACAAGATCAACATGGATGGAGTACATCATGATGTCAATGTTTGTCTATGGAAATGGAAACGCAATTGTTAAAGTGAAAACATCTAACGGAATACTAGACGACTTACAGCCAACACCTGCAGGCCGTTTTCAATTCTTGCCAGATTCTACTGGATACGATTACAAAGTAATTATTGACGGTCAGGCATTTGACCCAGATGATGTCCTTCATTTTGTATACAATCCAGACCAAGAGTATCCGTGGAAAGGTAGAGGGATGAAGGTTGTTCTTTCTGACCTTGCACACAATCTTAGACAGGCAGCGGCAACAGAGAAAGCGTTCATGGAATCACCAAAGCCTTCTCTGATTGTCAAAGCGGATGGATTGATTGACGAATTTTCAACACCAGAAGGTCGAAAGAAAATTACTGACGAATACATTTCAACCAGTGACGATGGCAGACCGTGGGTAATTCCTGCGAATCAGATTGATGTGAAAGAAGTCAGACCTCTTAGCTTGTCAGACATTGCACTGAATGACAGTGTGAAGTTAGACACGCAGACAGTCGCAAGCATCATCGGTGTTCCTTCCTTTGTTCTAGGCGTTGGAACTTACAACCAGAAGGAATGGAACAACTTTGTAAGCACTAAGCTGCGCCCGATCATGGTCGGCATCCAGCAGGAGATGACCAGGAAGTTAATAATAAGACCGCAGTGGTATCTGCGTTTTAACAGTCTGAGCTTGCTTGATTACGATCTCAATACAATCGCTACTGTTTACACAGCAATGCAAGACCGTGGAGACGTTGACGGAAACGAAGTCAGAGACCGCATCGGAATGTCTCCAAGAGAAGGACTTGATGAATTGAAAGTGCTTGAGAATTACATTC